TTTTAAATTACAAGGATAATGAAGCAGCTCCACAAAGTGCAATTGACTTTATAGAAAAAGCCAAAGATAAAGCTAAGACAAGTGATTATTGGCAAAACTGGTATAATGTATATGGTTTAGGAGAAATAGGAAGTCTTCAAGGAGTAGTATTCAGTAATTGGAAGATAATAGATAAGATTCCTGACGAAGCACGATTGATAGGGATAGGTTTAGACTTCGGGTATACGAATGACCCTACAGCAATAGTAGAAATATACCAGTACAATGGACAACGTTTAGTAAATGAACTTAAATATCAAACTGGAATGTTAAACTCTGATATAGCTAAAATTCTACCAAAACACGTAACTGTATACGCTGATAGTGCAGAGCCTAAAAGTATAGATGAGATACGTAGACACGGAATACAGATTAAAGGCGTTACAAAAGGTAAGGATTCTATTAACTACGGGATAGATGTAATGCAAAGACAAGAGTACTTAGTAACTTCCACAAGCACGAACCTAATCAAAGAACTACGTTCTTACACTTGGGATAAAGATAAGCACGGAGTAACATTAAACAAACCTATAGACCATTACAACCACGCTATAGATGCATTCAGATACCATGAGATGGAAACTTTAGGACTAAATTCAAACTATGGACAATACTCCATCCGTTGAGGAAATGGCAGCCGTAGTACAGGCGTATATACGTGAAAAGAAAGGCGTGAATGTACGTATAGTATTTGACGACATGTTTAATATACGTAAGCACACTATCATGTTAAACGAAGCATATAATTTTATCATGATGCAACGACAGAAAGAGAATTAAGTAATACGAAAAACACGAATAAAAGTTATAACACTATGAAGCTGGAACTAATTATACCAACATCACTAAACGAAATACCACTTAAACACTACCAGGAATTTAGAAAAGTAGTAGAAGGTTCTAATGATGAAATGTTCATCTCTGAAAAGATGGTGCAATTATTTTGTGGTATAGAGTTAAAAGATGTAGTAAAGATTAAAGCATCTGATCTCACAGACTTAGTTCAGCATTTCAATAAGCTATTTGAAGAGAAACAAGGATTCATAAATAGATTCACTTTAGGTGGAGTAGAGTTTGGTTTCATTCCTGACTTAGAAAACATCAGTTGGGGTGAATATATAGATTTAGAATCTAATCTTTCAAGTTGGGATACTATGCACAAAGCTATGGCAGTAATGTATAGGCCTATCATAAAGACAAAGAAAGAAAAGTACGAAATAGAAGAATATATAAGCTCAGCTACTTATGCTGAAGTAATGAAGTTTGCCCCAGTAAATATAGCTTTAGGAGCTTCGCTTTTTTTTTGGACTTTAGGAAGCGAATTACTGACAGCTTTAGCGGACTATTTGGAGAAGGAAGTGAAGAAGATGGTATTAACGACTACTCAGAGCGAACTCAGTTTAGTAAGCAATGGGGATGGTATCAGTCAATCTATGCAGTCGCTCAAGGAGACCTTACAAAATTTGACGCAGTTACAAGAGAACCACTTACAAAATGTTTAACCTATTTGCTATTTGAGAAGCAAAAGACGGAGATAGAAATTAAAGAAATTAAAAGACAGCAGCAAAAATGGTAGGATATTACTCAATACTTGAAACGCTAAAAACAGAATTAGAAACTATTCCTTTTGTAAATTCAGTTACTGAGGGTTCGCTATTCGATATAGACTTAAACAAACAGACTATATTTCCACTAAGTCACATCATGGTTAATAGTGCTTCATTTGAAGGAAACGTAGTTAGATTTAATATTTCTATTGTAGCTATGGACATAGTAGATATATCAAAAGACGAAACTACAGACGAATTCAGAAAGAACGACAATACACAAGACGTATTGAATACTCAATTAGCAGTTCTTCAGCGTATATCAGAGGTATTGAATAGAGGCGATTTAAACGACGATTTGTTTGTATTAGATGGAATACCTTCATGCGAACCATTTACTGAACGATTCGAAAATTATTTAGCTGGTTGGACTATGACGTTTGACGTATTAGTTCCTAATCAAATGAGCATCTGCTAATGCAAAAAGACGAAGTACAAAAGGCTTTAGAACGCTTTAGAGACCATGTAGTAAACCAAGCTAAAAGAAACCTTACAACTAAGGATAAAAACGTCTCTAAGAAGCTACATCAATCTATTAAAGGAGATGTTAAAGCTATGCCTAATTCTATAGGTATGTATTTCTCTATGGAAGAGTACGGAGCTTATCAAGACCAAGGTGTTCGAGGTAAGAGAAGTTCAGCTAAAGCTCCTAAGTCTCAGTTTAAATTTGGTAGTGGTACAGGAAAGAAAGGTGGGTTAACTGAAGCTATGAGAAAATGGGTGAAGCAAAGACGTATCCAATTCAAAGATAGACAAGGTAAATTCATGAGTTACGATTCTACGGCATGGATGATGACTAAGAGCATATACTCAAAAGGTATTAAGCCAAGTTTATTTTTTACCAAACCATTTGAAGCAGCATACAAAAATCTTCCTGAAGAGTTAATAGATAAATACGGATTAGAAGCAAGTAAACTATTTTTTGATATAATTAAGCAACCTAAATAATGGCGAATATATTTTGTAGATCACCTTTTATCATTCAGATAGACGAAGCAAATCAGATAGAAACTAAGATAGAATTATTCTTATGGAATGGTACAGGCTCAGCTCCAACTTCCCCGACTTACACGATAAGTAAGTTAATACCTTCGACTTCCAACAGAGAGACGCTGTACAATATTTCACCATATATTCGAGAGTTTATTACGCATTCAGAATTTGAGAACAATTACAACGTAGGCAACGACACCTTAAACACGGATGAATGGTGTAATGTATCTGTAAAGAGATATAAGAAGCTAAGCACTACATTTTCTCAGGTAGGAACCACGACTACCTATAAGGCTTTCGACGGGTACACGAATTACACTTCGGGTTATAACCACGACTTAGGTAATATTCTTTTAGATGAAGGAACTTATCATTTTGAGTACGATGCAACAGCTACGCTTTCAACAGATACTTTAAAACGTGCTGGTTCGATAACCTGGAATGCTACGAGTGGATATAAAGTAAAATACACTGAGTTAGTTACAGGAACCACGAACACGGTTACCATTCCTTCAAGTGGTGTTATCAGTTCTTATAGAGTACATCCTAACTATTACGACAATGGATGTTTAACTCAAATCACGGATGCTTCAAATAACGTACTTTGGGAAGCAACCTTTAAGCCTATTGTAGAGTGTAAATATACACCGATGGTAATAGACTTCATAAATAGATATGGAGCATGGCAAAGGGAGTTCTTTTTTAAGGCTTCGAAAAACACGGTTAGCACAACTAACACAACTTATAATTTACTTCAGTCTAACCTATACAACTTTGACACCTTAGAAGGGCAGAGAAAAGTATTTAACACGGTTATGTTGGAAAGTGTAACGTGTAATTCAGACTGGAGAGATGACGATTATGCAGAAGTTATCAGACAGCTTCTAATGAGTGAGCGAGTGCTACTTAATAACAGACCTGTGCGAGTGGTAACAAATAGCGTTGAACTTCAGAAGCAGATAAACACGAAGATGATAAACTACGCTATAGACTTTGAATATTCAACTGATATAAACAACACGGTAGTATAATGCGTAAGGTTCAAATTTACATAGAGGGCGAACGAATAGAGTTATTTGCCGATGAAGTTATTAGTCTCACTTCCAGCGTTCAAAACGTTCAGGACATAGCCAAAGTATTCACAGACTTTACTCAGTCGTTTACTGTACCTGCTTCACCTCATAACAACGCAATCTTTCAGCACTTTTATGAGAGCGCAGTCGATGGAACGATAGACCACCAATTACGTAGGGAAGCACGGATAGAAATTGATTTAATACCATTCAGAACAGGAAAGATACAGATAGAGAAATCTAACCTAAAAAAGGGAATGGTAGAAAGCTATACCATAACTTTTTATGGGGATATTAGAACACTTCAAGATTACTTTGGAGAGGATAAGTTAGCTACTTTGGATATGACTCCTTACACACATGAATATACAGGAGCAGAAGTAGAAACACGGATTACAAGTTCTACGGATTACGATATACGTTATCCTTTGATAAGTTCTGCGCGTTTGTGGCAATATGGAGGTGGAGGATCAGAAGATATAAGTCAAAACTCACACCACATTCATTACAACGAATTATTCCCTGCGATTAAGATTAATAGAATCTTCGAAGCAATAGAAACAAAATATGGAATAGACTTTCAAGGGACATTCCTAAGTGACAAGCGTTTTACTAATTGCTTTCTTTGGCTAAAGAATAAGCCTGATTTTACTTTTTATACTGAACAGAAACCTGTTGATTTCAATGGCATATCTGTAAGTAGTTCTTTAGATGGTTTTTTTGATCAGATAGAAAACAGAATTGAATTAAGTCACAGGCCTGATTTGACAGGAGATTATTTTGGCACGTTTCAAATAGAGTGTTATCCTATTTCTTATACAATTGGGGTAACTGCATTTTTAGATGTATACGAAAACGGAAACTTAATAGCCACCTATGATTCAAATAATAACAACATATTTACTGTAGCTCATGTTCCAGGATTAAATAAAAACTATTCATTTGTTTGTAGGGCAGATGGTACTGCTCATGTTGAATTTTATATAGCTTTAGGATTTATAACATCTTCAGCTATTACTTTATTGAGCGAGGTTATAGCAGTTCCACAAGACTTTACTGAGAACGTAGATATTAGCGGAAACTTTCCTGACATGAAGATTTCAGATTTCGTAGCTGGAATTTTAAAGCAATTTAATCTTACGTGTTATGGTTTAAGTCCTACGAGTTTTCAAGTTGAAACATTAGAGGATTGGTATGCAAAAGGTCGTTTAATAGACGTTACAAAGCATATAAATGTAGATAGTATAGATATTGAGCGTGTTAAATTATATAAGAAGATTTCATTTAAACACGAAGAAAGCGAGTCATTCCTAAACAAACAATTCTATCAAAATAACGGAAGGCAATACGGAGACTTAGACCAAGTATATGAATA